CCGTGCCGGGTGTTCACGTTGAACGAGAAGAGGATTGCGTCCTTGACGGTGCCTTGGCGGACGTCTGCGTCGATCTGTGTCAGCCCCAGCGATTCAGCGACATCGATACGGATGAAGCCATCGCCAAGCCAGTAATTCGTGCCGTCGTAGAACACGACGACTGGTGGGAAGCGGACCCCATTCTTCATCAGTTCCGTGTAGCGGTCGTGAGTTTCCTTGGGGATTTCGCTTCTCGCCTGAGTTCCTCCGTCTCGGCGAATCCGGCTGATGTCCATCATCTTCGTGTAACCCCAGGCGTAAAACTTCTTGGCCCGTCGAATCAAGGATTCTTGCCACCCAAACAGCCTTGCTACCGGCTTGCTTCCTGTGTCGAACCCGGACTCAAGGCGTTGGTAAAGCACGGTCATGATTTCGCCCGCCGTCTCTGGGGCGATGTGGTAATCACCGTGTCCAGCCACGCATGGGCTCCTGTTACTTGGGCAGGGCTCGATACGTGATAATCCCCATGTCCTTCAAGAGATTGATGTAGCACGACGCTTCCGCGTCCGGATCTCCAGCAAGCACGATCTTGTAACCCTTGTATGGACCAAGTTGCGTGCGTAGCACCAGCATGCGGCCGGTGAATTCACACACTTGCCGTGCGTTGAATGTATTCTCGGCCCAGTACGCTTTTTCCTTTGTGTGGTCCAGGGCGTGAACATGGCCTAACGCCCCGGCCTTGACGTTCATCTCATAGGTGACGCCGTCTTTCTTCAGCATGGCTTCAAGCCGAAACAATGGCGTGCTGGCTGTGCGTTGGGCCGCAATCGTGGGCTTGCCGAGTTGGGAGGGCTTGAAGATGGTAGGACCGCTAGCCTTGCCGTTGATGGCCGGTTCTGCGGCTTGATCGTCTGTCTCTTTTTGAATGGGCTCTGCTTTGGGAGTCCGGACATTGCTAACGACAGTCACCAGTTTGGTGGAGCCATCCGGCATCTTCTTTTCTCGGACGCGAGGGCCATCGCCTGGGGGATTGATCCCCATCTCGCGACGTACTGACCCAACGGTTTGCGAACTGCAATGGACGTAGTCTGCGATCGTGGTATCACACCATCGATGGTACACAGGGAATGAAAAGAGCCGCCTGATGGCTCGCCGAACGTCGCCTGGCTTTCGCCTTTGTCCGTGCGACCAATTTGCTTGCGTCGACAACAGGACCGCGTCCTTGACCGCTGTGCTGGCCTGTTTGCCGTCGTCGCCTATGACGATCCTGTCCTGGCGTACGTATGCCTTGATCTTTTTTTTGCCTGCCCGCTTGGCACCGAATGACCTGGTAAGCCCATCCCAGCAAATGTAAATCTCCCGAATCCGATCGTAGACGACCCGGATGGGCGGGAAGTCGGCACCTTTGATCCACGCCTCTGCAAATTCCTTGACCACTTCCGGGTCAATTTCCTCTCGTGGCTGAGTTCCAGCCTCAACGACGACCTTGCTAAGATCTATCTCCTGCAAAGTTTCGCATGTGTCTGGTCCGAGAGGGTGAGCGATCGGAAGATCGAACGACTCGGGTTCTCCGTCTGGAATCATGTTTGCCGTCGCCATCTGTTGCTCCTTGGTGCGTACAGCGATCGTTCACGCCCGGAAACGTCCGGTGTGTAAATTTGGGAAGGTTGGTAAATATTTGTTCGCCTAGCGACGAATCAGTCGTTAGATTCCGATGCCACACCAGCCAGCGGCTTTAATGTGACTGGATCGCGGTTCAGCCCTTGGCATAGAACCACTCGTGTGACCTCTGCAAGACTTGTGTCCTGGGTCACAGCTTCGACTTTCAGGATCGCGTGCAGGTCCGAATCGATGACAAGGCGTTTGCCTTTCGCCGTCGTTCGTCCGGTGACGCGTGTCGCGATACTCATTAACTACCTCGCCATCAGTGTTTCACTGAAATGAGGTTAATCTCAGGAAAAGGAGATGTCAACAATATTCTGAAAATTTACATCAGCCAACTAAAAGGCTATGGTTCACACAAAACGGGGTGCGCACGATGTCGGCCATGAAACTCGGACCTAAACTCACCAAACTACTGGAACTCCGTGGATGGTCTCAGGAGAAACTCCGTGAGGCCATGAGAGAACCTGTGTCGAGCGGGACCGTCTCAAATTGGTGTGCTGGTCGTGGTCCGCTGCCTCGAATTGATCAAGCGTTTGAAATTTCCAAGCTACTTGATTGCGATCTGATGTATCTGGCAGATGAAGAGGTTACAGAAATAAACGGCACCCGTCATACGACCGAAGATGATCGGGTGCTCGATATTGTCCATCGCTTGGGTTATGAGGAGTCGTTTAATCGTTTGCTGCGGCTAGAGTCGCCGCTCAAGGCCGCACGGGTTCTCTCGCCGGAAGAATCACGGATACGTCGTGGAGAGTAACGTCAAGCAATCGGAACGTTCCCGGCCCATTCGCCTCGCTGATATCCAAAACGGCTTCTAGTGACTCGTGATCGATCGTTGGTAGGTCGCCAGTCGCGGCGAAGTCAATACGGTACGTCCGTCCGGCAAGACTGAATTCCAGGGATTTCCGCACTGGATTACTCATCGTTGCACCTCAGCTTTGAGGGGGGAAGTCCACTTCGACTCTACCCGAGAACTACACGGGCGTACACTACTTTTCCTGGTTTTCGGTATCGGTTGTATCGTTCGCATCGATTGTATCGTCCGCTGCCTTCGCTGTGTCGTTAGTAGCGGCGAATTCTTCAATGCATTCCTGCTCGTAGTCTACCAGACGGAACGTGGCGTTCCAGAGCGTCTCAATTGCATCACGGAACCGCTTGGCCTTCTTTGGGTTTGGCTGTAACGCAAGGTCCAGGGCTCTCCTTGATGTGATCAGTGCGGGATCGGGAGTCAGGTCGTCCCGTATCTCTTCGTCGGAAACCCCTAATGCTTGAGCGACGCGAAGCAAGACCCGCTCGCTGGGAATGTGCCGACCTGAAATCAGGCGGCTCAACGTAGCCTTGCTTATACCGGCATGCTGAGCAACTTGCCAGTTTTTTAGCCCCTGCTCCTGGATCAACTTCAACAGTTTGCGTCGCGAAATCATGGCACGGCCCTATAGGTTTCCTCCCCACTATTAGACCGTATGCCATGACAAATCGCGACACGCACGCGCAATTATCAATATGATTCGCTCATTCCACGTTCGGTGCCAGGATATCGGCGACGAAACGAGCAAATTTAACCGCCAGACGGCCATCGGGCGGGCCGTCGTCATCGATCCACTGCTGCTGTGTCTCGCTCGAAATCGGGATCAGTTCGACGGGTAGGGGGAAGTCGTCAAACGGGTCGAGGAGGGCTTCGTCGTCCAGGATATCGAGGAACGCAGGGGCAAGCAGGCCGATGATTTCACTGTTGGTCATGACTGGGCCTCGGTTGGACGCGGTCTGGACTTTTTTTGATTCGCAACGGAAACCAAGTGACGCTGGACAAACGGCAGTTCAAACTTTGACGGTTCGTACCCTGGCACCGCGACCCGCTCGGGAATCACCCCGGCTGCCTCAACCTGTGCCGGGGTGAAATTCTGGGCGGCTCTCCACCATCCGTTCTCGGTGGTGAACTTGGCCATAAGGTTGACATCCTCGGTCTGAGTGCCGAACCAGTGCCGATCCTTTGGGCCAAGGTGGAGCGTCTCGATGGGGAGCACGATCCGCTTGCCGGGGTGCCAGTGCTCCAGAAAGTACGCATCACCTCCACCCGCATGAGCGAACGTCACGTCATACCACGGCCGTTTGCCAGTCAGTGCCGGATCATCGGCGTGGAAGAGTTGAAAGAAGCCAATCGGCCCGCCGTCCCTCGAAGGCGTACAACGCTTCCAGTCGAGTTTTGGCGTCCAGTCGGCCGGATTGTCCAGGATGCGACGTGATGCCCCGTAGAGGTTACCGGGCTCGATCTTGAGTGGCCCTAGTGAGGCAGGTAACAGGATGTCGGCATCGTGAATCAGAATCCAGCCACGACGACCCATAAAGTCGAAGCATTCCTCGACGCAAAGCCCTTTGTTGAATCGTGCCCCGTATGCCGTAAAACTATTTGTCTCGTAGACATGCACCCCATGAACGGATCGGGCCACGCTTTTTACTGCGTGATCGTCCGGTGTTGTAACTACAAAGCATTCGGTCATATGCCTCATATTTCTCACTAGGCATATTTCCAAAGTTTTTGCGTACCATTCTCCTACTGCAACCGTTAATCCTCGTATAGCTGGCATTCCGTTACCTCTTCACGCAATACCACGACGCACACTCAGCCTCGTGCGTCAGGAATACCGTCAGCCCGTGGTGTTCGGCGAACTCGTCCACGGCTCTGATCACGTCGGGATGCGTGGGGTCGTAGTCGTGACCAGCCAGAATCCCGCCCTCAGCCACGACGTCCCACCATGCGATCAGGTCGCGACGTACTGACTCGTAGTTGTGGGCTGCGTCGATGTAGACGAACCCGAAACTGATCCACGGCACGGCTGGAGGAAGCGTCTTTGCCGCCATCAGTGAGTTGCAACGGATGAAACGGAACTTGCCCACATACGGCATGAGCCGGTTGACCGCCACCATCATGTCGCCGTCACGCTTCCACGGCATCTCCGGATAAGGCTCGTAGTCGTCCACCAGCCAGATCATCTCACCATCGAACCGCTTGAGAAACTCCTCAGCAAACCAGCCGTGATCCACCCCGACCTCCACGGCATTGCGGATTCCGGCCTTGTTGCAAAGGTCCGCAAACTGACGACGTTCGTGGATCTCCGTGGAAAGCTGAATCATTGTCCGGAGTAGCCTGGGGTGACGCCCGGAAGATACTGTGTCGCCGGGCGGTTACTGTTGAGCACCACGTTTCCAATTCCGATGACGTCCACCTGTCGATCCCGCGACTTAAGACGGATGATCGCTTCGTGGGTGGCCGATGTCTCTTCCCGATCCGATCCGTTGGCTAGCAGCCCTTCACGTCGGAGCGGGATTCCACACGACTGGCAGTGCTGGCTGACCTGTGCTCGGAAGTCCTGCATGGGCTTTTTCCACCAGCCTGGGTCGGCTGGCAATCCAGTATCCGGCCACTCGGGATCATTGCCGTGAAGGGCTGCCTGTGCGTAGGCGATTTCGCAGAAGTACGCACGGAGCCCGCGTCCTGGAACAACCCCCACGATCGCTGACCAGAATCGGTTGATGTCGCATCGTGCGATCATCTGCCAGCGTCGTTTCTCGTCCTCCACGACGTCCTTCATGGCGACGAACGGGGCCGAGTGGACCGAGTCCCGATCCATTCCCTTGATGAAGGGGACGCATTCCGGCCAGTCGCGAGCGAATTCGTCGTAGGCGTCCTGAACCTGATGGCAGTTGATATTCGAGTGGGCGGGATTGAACGTGATCCGGCAGATTGCCCCTTTGCCCCTCGGGTGGTTGCACCAGAGCCCGCGTTGCTCGAATGGCACCTTGGCCCGAAGGATTCGACAGTATTCCTCGAAGTGCGGACTGATGGCAGGATTGCCGCCGAATACTCCGATCACACCGAAGTATCCCGCGAGCGAGTCAACAGCCTGCTCAAACTCTTCCGGCGTCATGACGACCGGCTTGCCCGCGAGGTTGCTCCCTTGGGTGCAATGTGTACAGGCCAGATCGCAGGCCCGCGTGGTCATGATCTGGATGATTCCGCCCCGCCAAACCGGCCGTCGCATGCTCGGGGCAACCATCACCTTGAGGGCATCATCCAGCGTCACTATCCACACCTCCACGCCAGAAACAGAGTTCGATCGCTTCCGCCATGCATTCTTTCTGTTTGCACGACTGGCAATCCAGGAGCGTCACATCCACGCTGTCCCGCTCGCATCGCCACTTTCCAATACAACCGCAATTCGGAGTCTTCTTGCGAAAGGGGCACTCCAGAACCATTTTTGTGATCGGGTACATCGCCTCACGTTCTTCCCGTGTCGCCGGGACATAAACGTCAGGGATCGATCGGGCAAGTTTCCAGGATTTCATGCGGTAATCGTGAGCCGACCACGGATATTGTTGGTTCCGCCAAAAGTATCCACGGGGATACACGATCCAACGAGGGCAACGCTGATTTCGGCCTCGTACAAGAACGAAGGCGTGCATTCATAGGTCGCATCAGAATCATACAGGAACTGGTTCCCGCAGACTGCCCCCGATGGTGTACCGATATTGCACGTGTGCTCGTTCAGGTAGGTCGAAATCACAACGCTTGACACCTCAACTCCAAACGTCTGCCCGGAACAAAGAAAACCGATGTAGGCACAGCAATCTCGTTCGCAAGTCTGAACACCTGATCCAGTCAGGGTGTTGACCGTATAACTGCTGCACGCGGTGATATGGGTGATGTCGATTGGCGAATCATCGACATCGAAATTTGCCATGTAGAAATCGAGTCCGCCAATCCATCCGGGGTAGAACGGTGCCGTGACCAACCCGGAATCATAATTACACTGGTCCTCCAGTGTTCCGCCGTACGTGATGTCATCAGTATACGCCATCGTTCCAGAGGTGGTTCCGATGGAATGCCATGTGACGTTGTCCGGCTCGTAGTAACCCCACTCCACAGACCAACTCAACGAACCCGGACGTGTTTCTGCGTCCCAGCATGCGCAACTGAGCGGTGTCGTTCCGCCCTCTGGCCCGCATGGTGTCCCGAACCGGACAATAGCCCATTGCTCGCCCGTCCCGCCCTCACGCCAGAGGATCTGAGCCGTTCCCGTGGTTGCTGAGACAAGGCTTGTCGTGTTGGCGTCCTCAACCTCAGCACACGTGTGAGCCGTGGACGTAATATCCACCCGGACATGAGCGACACCAGCGACGTATGCCCGACCCATCGCATTATCATCGATAGGGTCAAGCAGAATCGCGTACTTTCCGGTGGAACTGGACGGAGAAATACCCCGGAACGCAACCTCTCGCTTGAATGCGTCCAGGTCGTCGGCCGGGGTAAAAATCGGGTCGCCAAGTCCAAGGACTCGGCCACGGGTCAGGGATCCACCAGATTCATTGCGAATCTTGATAATCTCGCCTTGTCGTCGGATCTGGCGAGAAAACGCCCCTGTGCTGTCCTGATTGTCCCGAGCGAATCGAGCACCTTCCGCAAATGCGTTGAAGGTCGCTGCGTCTCTCGGAATTGGCTGGCCTTTGGAATAAGTCCGGTGTGGGTCAGCCATCAGTAATAACTTCCCGCTCCGCAACTGATCCCGAACCGGATGATCGCCCACTGGACTCCGGTCCCGCCCTCTTTCCAGAGCATCTGAGCCGATCCTGTAGACGAACTAACAAGATTATCTGAGGAAGTACCAGCGTCACAACATGTGTCGGCTGTATTCGCGACGTCCACCTGGACCTGGACCACACCCGCAACAAACGCTCGGACGACTTGACCATCAAGAGCAGGCTCGAAAAGGACAGCAAACTTACCGATATCCGCCGATGACGGCTGGTGCCCGCGAAAGGTCACCTCAGCCAGAAACGCATCCTCGGAATCGGTCGGGGTAAAGATCGGGTCGCCAAGCCCAACGACCGAGAACCGGGCTAGATTGCCACCCGTGTCGTTGTAGACCTTGACCAGTGAGCCTTGGCGATACTGCTCCCGATCTTCGGCGATTTGCTTGGTCGCGTTGTCGCGAGCGAACTGGGCACCGCGTGCAAAGGCGTTGAATGTCGCGGCTTCGCGTGGTGTTGGATCGCCCTTTTGGTATGTCCTGTACGGATCGGGCATTACGTGGTTCCGATCAGGAGCGTGGAGAAATCGCCAAACTGATAAACTCGCTCCACATAGGCCGCGATCGGTTGCTTCACCAGGCTAAATGCGGTGGCGTCCTCGAAGTCCGCATACCGCACCCAGAGATAATCCCAGCCCAGCTTGCTGGTGATCGTGATTGATCCACCAGAGCCTCCGTAGTAACCGCTGGTGTTGCCACCGACGTTGAGATTGACCGCATTGGGTGAGCATGCGAACGAGTAGGTGATTTGCCAATCCTCATCACCACGCTTGGTTCCATCAGCACCCAGGAACAGCACTTCGCCCGCCGCAAAGCCCTTGAACGAGGCGTTGTTGACCTTTCCAGTCAGCCCGAACACCGTGAGTTTGTAGCCAGACGCCATGACGGCATCGGTGATCCGGTGGGATTCCGAGAACTGGAATGTTGGGGATGTGACCTCAACACCCTCAACCTTGTCCTCGCTGACACCGATGGCCCCTTTGAAATTCGGGGCCGTCATCCCGGACGGTGCGTACGCTCCAACCGTGCCAAGGCTCTGGGTGAGTTTCTGTGTCCCACCGCGAGTGGTAAACGTGTACTCACTGGCGTCTTCTACTCGACTGTAACGAGCGTAGCCCCGCCACATCTGGTAATCGACGGGCTCGGCCGACAGTTCCTCGATCGCCAAGCCTTGATAGGCGGCTGGAGCCGTGGCCGCAAGGATGGTCTTTGCGTCGGCCTCATCGGTCGCCTCGAAAATGTCGTAAATAAGCTCTCGGCCCGCTCTTTGGCCAAGGCTCCATGCACGACTGAGGTAGTTCTCAGAGATTGCGACAGCCACTTATTCGAGCCTCCCAGCCTGCTCAACGGATCGTCGCATCTTGACGATTTCGCCAGTCTGCTTCTTGGTCTCTTTGTTGCCTTCCTTGACCGCGTCAATGACTGAATCACCAGACGACAGGGACCGGATCGCAGTTGCGGAGAACGTGCCCTTGGTCTCCGTGGTTCGTGCTGCTCGCTCGGCTGCGACATTGGCGATATCGCCTACCATCGCGGGAAGTTTTGGAGCCCCTGGAACTGGTGGCGTGTAAGACGGTCCCGCACTGGCTCCAGCACCCGTGCCCGTTGTCGTGCCTGAAATCGCCGCGTCCAGTTCAGCACGTGCTTTTTCGAGTGCAGACTGCGGACCCGTCAAACCCTGTTCGGCTGCTGCCTGACGCGATGCGAAATCGTTGGCTGCCTGAAACTGAAGTTGGCTCTGGGATGTTTGCCTGTCGGCCTCAATGCCTGCCATCTGGGCGGCTTGCCGTTTCTGGAGTTCCGCCGATCCCGGGCCAAGATTCAGAACCCAGTCCAGATTATCAACAGCCTTCTTGACGTCGATTCCGAAGACTTTGAGCAAGATGTCGCCAAGGGGATTGATGGCCTTGACCATCGATCCAATCATGGAACCCCATGAACCTAAAAGACTGTTGATAGCATCAGCCCAGATTTTTCGGATCGTGGCCCATGTGTCAATCATGATCGACGCAAGTGCAGTACTGATGTCGGCAAAGACCTGCTTTGTGGCCGTGCTCCAGTCGATCCAGATTTTGTTGAGTTCCGCAACGCCAGCCAGAAACGTCACCTTCAACGTAGCCCAGAGAATCTGACCAGCCTTGGCAAGGTCCCCGGCTGCGAGAGCGTCAGAGATTGCCTTGAAGGTGGTAGTAGCGACTTCGCCAAGCCAGCCAAAGTTCTCACCAATCCATTGCAGTGCTTGAGCACCAGCACCAGAAAACCCCTGCATTGCCAGGGTTCCAGCGACCAACGCAGCGATTACCAGCCCGATCGGATTGGTCATCACTCCGATGATTCCGGCAACCACATTGAACGCCGCACCGACACCAGCAAGGCTGAATCCAACCGCCTTGATGGCAACACTCAGTGTGATGAGCACGGCACCAATACCAGCCACGGCAATCGCAGCCGTAGCGATGGTTCGGGCCATGCCTGAATTTTCCTTGGCAAACCGGGCAATGATTCCAATGCCGTTTTTGGCCCATTGGACCATCTGTGTAGCAACTGGAATCAGTTGCTCGCCAATCATCACGGACAGGTCAGAGATTTTTCCCTCCAGTGCCTTCATCTGGTTGTTGAAGGAACCTGCGGTTTTGATGGCGTCCCCTTGAGCGTTGGATGTTCTCTTGATCACGAATTCAAGGCGGGCCAATGCCTTCTGTTCTGCCGTCGCAATCTCGGGATCAAGTCCCTTGGCTAGAAGTTCCGCATTCAGGATGGTTTCGTTGAGCAGTACACCAAAACGCTTCAGCGGCTCGGATTCGCCACCGATACCAGAGATCAGGGCAGCAAGAGCGTCTGTGTCCCGCATGTTGTTGAACGATGCAAGGTCGGTCGCTAGTTGAGTGATTGTCTGGCTAAGTTCCTTGGTCTGCTGTGCGTTGAATCCAAAACTGCTGAGGATTGACCCGGTGTCGGCAAGGAACGTCATCACCTGCTTCTGGGATCGTCCGACCGCCTCGCTATACGACTTTGCCCAAGTCTTGACGGCCATCGAATCATCTTTGAAGACAGCTTCGAGCTTGGAAACGGTCTCGGCCATATCGCCAGCCGAACGGATAGCCAACACAAATGGCACTGCCGCCGCCGAACCAATGCGAACCAGAGATTGGCCAAGCCCAGCCACTCCAGCACCCAGGGCGTTGATTTTTGCCCCAACGTTCTGGATAGAGGCACCCCAGGCACGAATTCGCGTCTCGGCGGCCTTCAACCCGGCGTAAAGCGGGTTGTTGTTGGTGCCGATTTCGACGAAAGCCCTGCCAGCCCTGATCCCCGAAGCGTTGGCTGCCATGTTGTTTTTTCAGAATTCCTTGAAGAATTCGGGCGTTCGTGGGAAAACTCCTTTGGGTTCAACCAAAGGAGCAACCATGCAACGACTTGCCGTGATACTGGCTCTGTGTTTCGTGATTTGCGGCTGTGGGGCCGAACCGACCTTTGACGCCACCAGTGACGCCACCGTGAAGACGTCAATGGAAACCTTGACGTCAGGGCTCACTGACACAGAGAAACAGGAGTTCGTGCGTATCGTTTTGAGAAAGGGACTGACGGGAGCCGCGAATAAATCGGGAGGATACAAGGATCTTCACGGAAAGACTGCCAGGGAAATCCTTGCCCTAAAGCAATGAATTCTTCTTTGCAGCCCCCATCAGAACGTCTTTCAGGGCAGCAACGCTCACCGTGCCATCGACTCGCTTTTCCTTGCGAGCGTAAGGATTGAAATCCTCTGGCTTGAAAGGCTTTTGCCGTTTCGGGTCACGGTGAATTGATGCCGTCAGTGCCATCAGGTGCGAGGTGTGATTCCACGCCGCCTCATTGGCACCTTCCGCCATCCAGATCAATTCCCGGAGCGTGAAAGGCCCTGGATGAACGCCGATCATCCCCGCGAGACGCCAAACCTCTCGCTCAATTTCCTGGCCTCGGACTCGACGTCGATTTCCTGAGCTTCCTTCTCCAGAAGCGTTATCATGTGGTCCACGACCTGGCGGCTTGTCTCGATGGTTTTCTTCAGCCCCGCTCTTACGCGGGGATCTGGGAAAAAATCGGACAATTCCGCCAGAAACGCCTCAGTGGCAAGGTTGAGGGAATCCCCCGACATTCCTTGGCCAAAGGCGATGTCAGAGATTCCCGCCTTGTCCGCCTGCTCCTTGCAAAGGACGTACAGAAGATCGACGAAAGAGATCGGGTCTCCGAGGAGTTCCGCGAGTCCCTTGAACTTGTCGTCGAGTAACTTGTAAATATTGATCCCAAGCAGATCGCGACACTGCTTGATGGCCGCGACGTTGATCTGGATCAACCATTCGCGGCCCGCGTTATCCCTGAACGACTTCATCAATCAAAGCTCGCGTAGGCTCCACCAGTCACCCACTGCGGGGCGTTGGTGGCAGTGATTGGCCGGATCGTCACGTCAACCGTCTGGGCCTCTTCGAGAGGCTCGTTCTTGGTGAATTTCTCGACCATGAACGACGCACGAAGTCCCTGGGAATCGCTCTCGTCCACGTCCGCCGACATGACGAAGAATTCGATCGTCTGAGCGGAGACTGTGGTTGCCAGGAACGCCGTTTGAATCGCCGTAAAATTGGCGTCCGACGTGTCCCAGAGCATGTTGAAGTCAACGCTAGCGTCCTTGAGGACACCGAGCATCTGACGCCAGCCGTTAGACCCACGAGTGGTCACGTCTGACGTGTTCTTCTCAAGGTTGAGGGTCAAGTCCTTGATGTTGGTCACAGCCACCAAGGTCGGGCTCCCGTAAGAGCCAGAGTTGCGGTACAGGACGCCTTCAAGGCCGAGGCGGGCACCCATTGGGATTTCTCCTAGGTCAGGGTCTTATGGAGTCTCGCCACATGCCTGGAAGTCCTGGCAATTCGGCTTTGAGAGCGGGAGTCATGAACGGGCGGGGTTGATAGGTCATCTGGCCTGTAATGACGATCTTCTTTTTGCTTCCAGGCCGGAATCGCCCCGTTTTTGAGTCTCTTTCGGCCTGACCGTTGACCCAGATTTCTCGGCTCTGTGCCCTGACGGAACCGCCGTACTCAATGCGATTGGGTGCGTCAGGATCTTTGACTGAACTTAGCCTCTGGGGACCAATCACCACAGATCGTGCCTGGAGGTCGTAAGCGAAATAGATGAATCGCTTGAGCAGGCCAGTTTTCGAGTAGGGTGGCCCACCTGGAACGCTGGTTCCCTTGCGTTTGCGAATCGATGTTCTGGATCGGGTTCGCACGAAAGCACCGAACCGCGAAAGAACTTTTCGCTGGGCTTTCGGAACGGCCTTTTTGATCCTCTCCGAGTCAAAAAAGCCAGCCTTCATGTCCATTTTGATCATGCCGCTTTGGGCTCAATTCGCAGCGTGGCCGTGTAGACCTCAACCCGATTCGAGGACTTCGTAACACCGACTGTGACGCGGTGGACACCCACGTCCATCAAGTCCGTGTCATCCTCATGGACGGTCAGCGTGAACGTCGCATCAACGGCCGTTGCCCATGCGACAGTGCTGGCCGTCAGGGTGATCTCGGTTCCGGTGGAGTCGGCAATCACCAGGTCCATCGTCTCTGACCCGTCGTAATAGTCGGCCAGTGCAACCCCGTCCTCATCGCGGATCGTGACGGTGAAAACGGCTGTGTAGCCTTGTCGGATACGGTGCGTGTCCAGGCTACACCTCCGCTGTCGATTTACGTGGATCAGGTCCAACACGCTCGGCATGTGAGCGGAAAGGGCTTGGCCTGGGTATTGGTCCGGTGGGGATTGGCGTGCCTGACGCGGGTTCGATGCCGACAGTGATCATCAATCCCGTCTGGCCGAGTATGCCAACCGTGATGATGTCGCCCGTCATCAGCTAGCCCTCGTAGAACCAATGATCTGGTTGCTCGCGTTGAGCGTGATCGTGTAGGTGGCTGCGGTGGTCGAGCCGTCGAGTTTCTTGACCGTCTGGGTAACCGTGGAAGCCGAAGTCCCTGGAACAGTGGACTCCCCGACCTTCTGCATGGTCAGGAACAAGGCTTGAGCCAGGGTCGGAGCCGTGCCGTCGGCCGCGTAGGACTCGGTCATCTGAGTCGTCAGTACACCCGTCACAATCTCCGTGATCGCATCGGTGGCCAGTTCCGAGGCTCCAATCGCGTCCGCTGCAATCGATGCCGCTGTGATGGCTCCAGACGCGAATGAGCCCGATGTAATTCCGCCCGAACTGATCCCTGTGACTGCCGTTGTCGTGCCTACCGTGGTGCCTGAGAACGTCTGGGACGTGGTTGGACTGCCGATGTTGGCCCAGTCAATTCCAGCCTCACCGCCAACCGAGACATCAAGGGTTCGGCCTGCTGTGGTTGGTGCCAATCGACTCGAAATCGTGGTGTCGATGTTGTCGAGCAGCCCAGCTCGCGTGCTGGTCAGGCGTGACAGGAGCGTCGTGGTCCCGCTGGTGTCCCCACCCGCATAGGTTGAACGGGTCGAAATCGCCGCGTCCAGGTTGGTTAAACCCAACGCTGCCGCATCGTTCGGATTGAACGCGACGACCTGAAACACGTCCCCAGGGCATTCCGCCGTCGAGGCGGACTTGTACCGCGTCTCGATCACGTCGCCAGCCGTCGCAACCGCTGACTGGGTGATGTCCGCGTAATACCGCCCGTTGCCAATCGCTGTCAGCGTGCCGATTCCGGTGTTGGTCCAGGCTCCGCCGTTGGTGCTGATCTGGGGTTGACCTGCTGCCTCACTCGTTGCGGCTGTGATGCCATCCGTGCCGACTAGATGGAAATAGCAACGCCGATAGGCTGCCGTTGCCGTATTTGCGAGGACCAACCGAGGCATGGATTCCGCCCCCAACACGTAGCGTGTGAAGTAAAACGCCCCGCTGGTGCCTGGGGCTGCACCGATTCCAAAACCGAGGGTCGGGACGAGATTGACTGACCCGAATGACCCGAATCCCCCAGTTACAATCGGGGAAACAGACATTAGGAAGCCCTTGTGCGGCTAGTCGGGGAGGAGGACGAGTCAATCGTGTACGTCATTGCCGTTGTCGAACCATCCAGTTTCTTGCACGTGATGGTTGTTCCGCTGATCGAAAATTCTGTGAGGGCCGCGATCAACTGGAAGAGCGACTGAGCCAGGGTTGGTGCAGTGCCGTCTGCGGCATAGGCTTCCGTCATCTGGGTGGTCAGAACACCCGTCACGATCTCCGTCACGGCGTCAGAAGCAAGTTCGCTGGCTCCAATCGCATCGGCTGCAATCGCTGCTGCTGTGATGGCACCAGAGGCGAACGAGCCAGAAGTGATGCCGCCCGATGCCACCGAAACCCCCGATGCCAGGGCAACGGCACCACCCGAAAGGTTATCCAGGTAGCCAGCCCGTGTTCCGGTCCACGTCGCCGTGGAAAGGGCTGTAGAGGCTGGAGCGATCGCGTTGCCCGATCCATCCACGGCACGGACACCAGTCCCCGTGATAGTCGAAACGCCGCCACCCAGAACCTTTCCGGCGACGTCACCGGACAACTGGCTAAACGTGGTTCCAGAGAAATTGACCGTGGTAGTGGGGGAACCGATGTTGGCCCAGTCAATTCCGGCTTCGCCCGTGGAAGAGACGTCCAGGGTTCGGCCTGCTGTGGTTGGCTTGAGTCCGTCTGAGGTTGGGACAGCACCAGAGGATGGGTTGATCTGGCCGGCACTGGTCCCGTAGGTCAGCAAACCGCCCGATGCCGATGCACTGGCGTTTGGCAAGGCAGCAAGGCCGAATCGAGTTGCGTCCGAGTACGCAACCGCGTCCAGTTCAATGAAGTACTGGCATGGAACCATGTTGGTCGCACCACGGAACCGGACCACCACCCAGGGTGCGTTTGAACCCATTGCAGCGTTGGGAATTCCGACTTCGTAAGCACCCGTCAGCGATCCATCGGCGACCCATCCACCCGACGTGAAATTGCCAAGCGTGGCACCAGAGACCAGCGTGATTGCTGTCCAGGAGGTCTGACCGTATCGCCGGTATTCCGCGACAAGACCTGCCGAGTTATAGACCAGCGAACCAAGCCCCGCACCCGTGGTGGATGTGGAGTCCTGGACGAAGATCGGGAGCATGTAACTGGTGATTCCGCCGGTTGTTTTCGATCTCATCAGCTAAGACCCCCGTCGAAACCGGCCGGAATCAGGCCACCGCTACTTCCGCCGCTGCCCGCACCGATCTGCATACCACCGAACGATGCCCCGTTGAACCAGGTGCCTCGCAAGCCCGATCCGCTAGTGACCGTGACGTCTGTCGGTGCCGATGTCAGAGGATTGGACCCGAGTGTCGTGTTGAGCCCTAGGTTTTTTGCATTCGTCCCGACGAACGTGCCAACCGAGTACGCGTAGTTGCTGTGGGCACCTGTGACCGAGCTACTTGGAGAATTCGTAACCTTGATCGCGGTTCCGGTGACCGAGACAAAGAGGTTGAAACAGACTTGAGTTTCGCCGTTTCCAACCCCGTCGATCACGATGGCGTCGCC